GTAGTTGTGCGCGTGAAATAGCCATTTATGTGCTCCTTAGACGCCAGTCGTATTGTTGTACTGGTGGATGTTGATCTTAACGATCAGCTCGACAAAAGCGTCGGCACCAGTAGCGGTTGCAGGGACCACATCAACCACACGGATTGGCAGGGTGTTAGTTGTATTGGCTGAAGAACCAAGAACTGATACGCCTGAATTACCAGTATCAGTGTTACCTGCGCCTTGGATAACCGACATATTAGAGCCGATAACCGCACGAGCGACAGCAGTAACGGCACTTGAACCGTCAGTAGATACGACCGAAAATACTGCACTAGGATCGTCAACTACATAAGCAACAGCATCAGAAGCTACAGTACCGGTAGGCCAGTTTTGAGCGAACTGAATTTGCTTAGTGGTGGGGTTGGTGTAAGAACAACCAACAAAAACACCGACGGGTGAACCCGTTGTGGTGCCAGTAAATTTTTCAACAACGCCGGTTGCGACAACAGAAACCAAATCACCGTTGAATACATTAGCTGCATAACCAGACGCAATCTTGATATGGCGCACAGCGCCAGCGTAAGGCATACCGTCTAAACGGTTAATTGGCTTGAAGCCATAAGCAGCGCTAACAGTAGGATAAGCCATTTGTTAACTCCAATTAAAATTAAGAACCGCGTCCGAACGACGTTTTGGATTGCTTTTCCCTGAATAGGGGCATCCGTGGGTCATTCTCACGCATAAAAGTATTGTCTACAGCTTCCATATTAGCTTGGGTTTTACCGGAATAGTGTGCCTTCCGTTGCGCCATAAACTCAGATGGAATCTTGCATAACAACAAACCAGCAATTTCGACACTATCTTTAAATTGACTATTCGTGCTGGCTAAATATTTGTACTTTGGTTGTTCCTCAATCCTTACTGGTTCCCAGCCTTCTCGTAGTTTGGACGAGATATTACCAGCATCAGGGTTGTTAAGGGATGAGATACGAACCCAACGATATGAGTATCCCGGCTCTTTGTCTGGCTCGGGCAGTGTAGACGCCGGTTGCCATTGCTTGGGACGCTCCGCAGCGTTACGACCTTCAAGTTCTCGCGCTAGTCTATTTTCAGCCATCTTAGTTCTCCAGTGTTTTTGCATATTCCCGAGCGTATTGCTCGGCAGTTAATCCAAGTCGTTTAGCAAGTGCTAACTGAGACTTTTTCAGCACGATCTTTTTGGGGGATGTGCTTCTAGACGCAGGTGCAACCACTGTAGATGATCTAGACTCGCGTCCAACGGCTCTTTGTGTTCCGTTGTCTGAATCAGGTGTCCCAAAATATTCTGGGAACCGGCGGCGCATTGTGTTGTCAATCGCTTGCCAATATTCATCTGACCCTACAAACCCTACACCGCGTTCAAACTGAAGTTTTTGATGTAAACCTAAAGCTGACGCCGTCATTTCCGAGTCTTTCCCCCACCAAGCATTTTTTCGTTGCCATGATAGGGTTTTCTCGTCAGGGGCAGGGACGTTTGGTTTATTTTGCTCAATATTTACATTATTGTCAACTACAACAGGTTTTGGGCGGTAATTATTAACCTGTTGTAGTTTATATGTTGCATCGGAAATCTTTTGTTGAGCATCAAGTACTTTGTCTGAGTCACCTGAATCATAAGCTTCCCTGTACGCCCGTTTAGCAATCTCCATCTCAAGTTCAACGGCCTGCTTATAAGTACTAACAAGCGTTTGCTCACCCTGATTAAGTGTGTTTTTAAGGGCGTTGTTTTCTTGTACAAGCCGTTTTGCTAAAGTAACAGCCTCGTTTTGCTGACGGTTAGCATTTTCCTTTTCCCGACGCTCGTCATGCCAAACCTTTTTCAACTGCTTTAGTTTGGTTTTAACTTCGTCTGAGTATTGGTCAAGCTCATCTAACTCAAGTCGTTCTACAATCTCTTTAGGTAGAGGGGTCCGATTACGATCTTCTTCAGGCGTATCGTCTTCAATTTCAATGTCTACGCGAGATTTAGATTTAGCCTCAACTTCAGACTGCTCATCACCTTCAACCTCGAATTGGAAATCGTCATCTTTAGGTTCATTTTGTGCGTTCATGTGCGCTCCTATGCTCTACTAATACCACGGGGGTCTTCGACAATACCTTCAACAGAATCATCATTGATGATCCTAAACTCCCGTCCGTGAATTTTGACTCGTGTGCCCGCATGAGGTCTGACTAAAACAAAATCCCCAACCTTGCACCACGGACCATTTGGGAACCTTTTTTCATCCTTATAGCATTCGTTTCCAAGCGCTACAACGAATAAAACAGTGGTGAGTATTTCCTCGTGATGAATTGCTAGGTCAGATTTAATAATCCCACTTTCGTACTTATCATCAATTTCAGGAATTGCGCATAATATGCGATACCCAGAAGGTTGCGGCAGTTGCTTGGCTTTTCGTTCTGCGGTAGCACCCAAGTCCACCGCACCAATTACTTGCGGGTTATCGGGGTTTGTACCGATAAGTATTTCACTCATCTAATTCCTCCATACGGTCTAATGTTTCAGTGATAATGTTGTTGGCGATCATCAACCCACGGATAACTCCGCAGGTATATTTGTACTCACCGTGGTCCTTAGCCCTACCTAGGCCAAGATCTGTAGAAAGTATCTCTTGCTCTTCTTGGAGCTTAGTTGTGAGATACCTTAATAAGTCAGCGTTCATTCACTTTCCTTTGGAGGTTGCGGGCGTTGTTGCATAGCTTGTTGGGCTTGTTGGGCTATACGCGCCTTTTCAACTTCTACACGCTCTGCGTCAATCGTGCTCTTAGTTAACTCTCTACCGATGTCCATACCCAGTCGCACACCAGCTTCCTGTTGTGATGCAGAAAGTTCAGCTTCGTTAACAGCTAACTTAGCCCCAGTCTGTAAGCCAGCAATCTGTTGTTGCGCTGCGATACGCTCCCGCTCGACGGCAATACGATCCGCTTTTTCAGCGGCAGTAATAGCCAACTGCTTCTCTTTGATCTCAACTTCTTTCTGTTTAATCTGAAGTTCCATCTGTTGCATCTGCACAATTGGATCGTTTTGAGCTTGTTGAGCTTGTTTAGCCTGCATTTCAGTCTTGTTTTTCTGTAAGACTTTGTCAGCGGCGGCGGCAGCAAGTCGAGAAATCTCAAGTTCAGTAGCTTCATCCATCTCAGCATCAGGACCGGGATATGGCACACCAGCAGCTTCTTCAATCTCTTTACGGTATTGGAAAGCCAAGTGTTCTTGTACGTGTGCGGCAAACGCTGCACCCATAGCCTGCGCATTGGGGCTTTGACCAACCATTTGTTGCATCTTGGGATCTTGGGCCGCTGCCATGTGAACAGCGATGTGGGCTTCGTGATCTTGATAGATAAACGCTTTAACAGGCTTGCTGTTAATCAAGTCCATGTTCTCTGAAACAGGATCTCGTGGTTTATAGTCGTCCTCCACTGGCACCAGCTTAGCTGCATTCTTGATTCCTAGTACCTCCAGCATTTGACGATGGAGGTAGGGTAGGTCGTAGAGTTGAGGTGCTGTCTGGGCCAACTGGAGGACTGCTTGATACTGTACTACTTTTTGAGACATCGTGGCAGCATTTGGGTCAGATACAGGTATAACTTCTACCATGTCATAGTCCGCCCGCTTAGCTCTAGGGGTTTCTCCTACCGGCTCGTAACTGTATGAATCATCGGTGTGATCCCGAATGATCTTCTTAAGTAATCGAAACTCTTGTTTCATCGAATAGTGGATACGTGCTTGCACCGCCGACATTACTTTAAGGGTACGTTCCAAAATAGCTAACGTCGTACCAACTGGGGACTGTGCTGACATGTCAGACACTTTTAAATCAGCCGCGCTAGCGAACCGACGTCCCTCATCGACAATTGTACCCAACAGCGCAAACAACACTTGGCTAGGCTCTTTATAGGGCAGTGGCATGATATTGTCGCGCATAGTCCCGCTAGCCACATCTACATCTCTAAACTCGCCGGGACCGATTGGAGTGTCATCACCCTTGATCCGCATACCCTTTGTTTTAAAACCGCCGGGCAAGTTAGACAGCGTACCCGCATCAACTAATTGTCGGATCAGTGATGTACCTGACTTAGCAAACGCGCCAATTAAGTGGATCAGTCCAAACGCATAGAAGCCAAATCCCGGCACATATGGGTAATGTACGAAATGGTTGCGTTTTTGTTTGTTCCGGTCGTCTTGGTTCCAGTTGCGCCGAATTGCTAAGACAGTCTCTGAGGATTTATCAATAGTAACTACATAAGGCAACGCTATGCCCGTAGGCTTGTCGTCAATCTCATCTTCATAGCCGGGCAGGTCTAAGTTGATGTGCACTTCTAGGATCTTGTAGCGGTCGTCCGTTGTTGCTCGGAACCCCATCTTCTCAGCGATCTTCTTCTCGATCTCATCGAATGTATCTGTTGGATCACCTAGCTCGACATCTCGGTAGAACCCACTAACTTGGAGCTTGCGCATATCATTAGCTGTCTTACGCATCACGTGTGTTACGCGCTCGGCTGTCTCTAGATTACTCGCGCCATAGGGCACCACAATATCTTCAGCCGTAACATACATAGACACTTGACGGTCTAGTGATGGGTCAAAATACACTTTCTTGAACGCATTACCCGACAAGCCCAAGCCCCACAACATG